GTCATTGAAAGGAAACCAATTTTGAATTGTGTCAAATCGCGTTTGATATATGACGACCAATTGGGTTTTTTGAGTCGTCCACAAAAAAAACTAAGGTATTGCGTCGATTTGCGCCCGGACTGGATCATGGGCCTTTTGTTGACCATTTACGCCATATTCAATTCCATCATTTATCTCATATTGTTGCCATTGTCATTGGTTGTGGTTGATGTCGTCAATGTAACGCCCGATTTCAAGGCTTGCAAAATTCGGTTGAACCTTTCGTTTTCCTGGGCGCTGACTTTCAAAAATTCGCGGATATCGTCGGACGATAATTCCGAAAATTTCATTGTGGATTCCAACGCCCTTTGGACAAAAAAATCGCGGACCATTGGGTTTTTGTTCAACTTCGCAATCCGGACATTTCGGAATTGGGTTGACCTGGATGCCCAAATTGCCGCCCGTTACAAAACCGCCAAACAAACCCATTCCAAAAACGGCAAAGAACGATTGAGAGAAAAGGCCGTTGACGCGTTGGAACGTTTGGTTGTTGGGTTCTACGTTGAAGAAACGGAAACGGTTGAATTGTACGGCAAAACGGGCGATTTGGCCGGACGCCAGGTGAAAACCAAAAAACGATATGTGGCCCCGTCATCGACCGCCGTCATTTTCACTTTGAAGAATGCAGACCCGGCGAATTGGAATGAAAACATTCAGGTTGAAATGACGGGCGAACCCCAAGTGTTCAAAATTGGAAACCAAACAATTGAATTCACATGATCAAACGAATTTCATTTGATTTCGACGGCGTGTTGTCAACGGCCGCCGGTCGAAAGTTGGCAGAATCAAAAAAAGGCCCGGACGTTGAATTGTGGATTGTGACCGCGCGACGGGTTGATTGGAATGACCGTGTTTTTGATGTTGCGGATGAACTGAAGATTCCACACACCCGAATCATTTTCACCGGAGGCCGCGACAAATGGCCATTTATTGAACGATACAACATCGCCGTCCATTATGACAACAATCCGGAGCAAATCGCCAAAATCAAAGAGAAAACAACGGCCAACGCCATCATTTTCAATCCATGAACAAAGACCAGCCACAAAAACAATTCGTTGTTCAATTGAGTGAACCGGAAATCCAAATGGTCATCCAATCCGTCATTGACGATTTGGGCGACGTTCGTTCCGCACACCGTTGGGTTCGAAACAAACTCCATTCCATCAACCACCAAATATTGACCGAAGGGTTCACCCAACAATCGGTTCAATCGCGCGACGAATGGGCCATCATTGACCGATATTTCGAGCGCAATTCAAACGCCATCGAACGTTGGCAGAAAACAACACAAAAAATGAATCCGTCATGATGCGATTGGTTGGGCGTTTTGTATTTGCCAATGGGTTTTTCCAAATCAATGACGCCGTTGATTATGAATCCATTGGAATTGACCGGCCAACGGAATCCGTTCCGGTTCGGTTCGACATTGATACCGTGTTCGCATGGAACGAAGATGAACCCGGAACAACTTATGTTCGATTGATCACCGGGCAAAATTTCCATTTGGATGGTCCAATTGACGTGTTTGATGAATTCATGGCCGCCAATGGTAGTGTTTGAACCACATCAAAAACAATTGGAATTCATGGAGGCCGTTTTTTCCGGCCAATTTGAATATTTGCTTTATGGAGGGGCCGCCGGCGGCGGAAAATCTTATGTTTCATTGGCCACATTGATATTGTTGGCCAAGATTTTCCCGAATTCGAAATCACATGTCATTCGCGAATCATTGCCGACATTGAAGCGGACAACCATTCCAACGTTTTTCAAACTTTGCCCCAAACCATTCATCCGGTCATATCACCAAACGGACCACATCGTCACGTTCACCAATGGTTCGACCCTGGAGTTTTTCCCGGAAAACTTTGTCATGGATAAAAATTTGACCCGGTTCGATGGATTGGAAACAAATTTTTTTCTTTTAGAGGAGGCCCAAGAATTACAAAAAAAGACATTCGAAAAATGCAAATTGCGCGTTGGACGTCATATCATTCCAAACCAACCGCCGCGTTTGATTATGGCCACATGTAACCCGTCGCAGACATGGACCAAAACCACATTCCATGAACCGGCCATGAACGGCAGTTTGCCGGGCGGATACTTTTACAAACGGGCCTTAATGTTGGACAATCCATCATTGCCGCCCGAATATTTGGCCGCCATGGATTCATTGGACGAATTGACCAGGGCCGTTTTTGTGAATGGCGATTGGGACGTTTCCGACGTTGAACGCCCGTTCGCGTACGCGTTCAACAAATTCAAGACAGTCAAAACCGGTGTGGCCATCCATCCGAACGAACCAATCATTTTGTCATTCGATTTCAACGTTGATCCAATCACATGTATTGCCGGACAATCGTATGGCGACAAAATCCGAATCATTCGGGAATTCAGGTTGAAGAATTCGGACATTTTCAGATTGTGCGAATCCATTCGGGTTGAATTCGGCGACCGGTTGTTCATCGTCACCGGTGACGCCTCCGGGGCCAATCGTTCGGCCATGACGCGAGGCGCCGTCAATTATTACACAATAATTCGCGACGAACTGCAATTGCCCAAATCCGCGTTCAAAGTCCCAAGCGTGAACCCGTCAATCAAAAATTCGCGAGTTTTGCTCAATTCCATTTTGGAAAAACATCCGGACATTCAGATTGACGCCGGTTGTCAATGGTTGATTCATGATTTGCAGAATGTGGAAACCACATCGACCGGCGACATCGAAAAAACAAAGGATTCCAATTTGTCACACTTGTTGGATTGTTTCCGATATTATTTGTGGACATTCCACAATGAATTCGTCAAATATCGCAATTGAATTTTTCGCTACCTTTGAGCGAACAAAAATTCAAAGGACATGCCCAAAAAATTGGAACGTTGCGTGGCTCAAGTCATGGCCACCGGGAAAAACGAATCGTCGGCATACGCGATTTGTCAATCGTCATTGAAAGGAAACCAATTTTGAATTGTGTCAAATCGCGTTTGATATATGACGACCAATTGGGTTTTTTGAGTCGTCCACAAAAAAAACTAAGGTATTGCGTCGATTTGCGCCCGGACT